TCCGAATCGAATGAAGAATGCTGGCCCGCGGCCGAGGTGGCGCAGTCGCCCGACCGCGTCTTGATGCTGTACTGCCCATTCGCCCCCGGCACCGGGTTTCGCAGCGCTTTCGACCCGCGCAGTGGCAACGCGATCGGCCCGCTGCGCGACTGCCGCTTTGGCAACCACGCCACCAGCGCGTATGGCGGCACCACGGGCGGCCCGCTGGGCCAGCACCTGACCAGCTGGCCCTATTTGCTGGACGCGGCCGACGTGGCCAGCGGCGCGGCCCTGCATCGGCGCATGTTCACCGCGCTGGGGGAGGGCGGGCGCACCCTGGCCGAACTGAGCAAGGGCGGCAGCAGCACCTTTACCCAGACGGGCGTAACCACCAGCATATATGCCCGCGCGCTGGCCGTAGTGCAGCGGCTGCACGATGCCTGCCGCGCGCTGCTGGGCCAGGATTACCTGATCGAGGGCTATGGCTGGCGCCAGGGCGAGGCCGAGTACAACGCCGGCACCACCCAGGCGCAGTGCCTGGCGCTGACTTCCGCGCTGTTCGCCAACAAGCGCGCGGATTTCGGCGCCATCACCGGGCAGGCGACGTTTCCGATTTTCGTGGAGCAAATCGCGGGCGACGTGAAGGGCGGCGGCAACCCCGCGGCTCTGGCGCACCTGCAACTGCATGATCCCGCCAACGGGATCTACGTCATCGGCCCGAGCTACGGCGAGCCGTTCAACGTCGCGGATGGCGGCACCGGCACCGCGCACCGCACCTGCTTCGGGCAGCTCGTCTGCGGCCAGCGATTCGCGCTGGCGCAGCTGGAGGTAGAGGCTGGACGCGAGCCAAAATGGCTGCGCGTCGGCAGCGTGGTGCGCTACAGCGCGACCCAGGTGGATTTCATCGTCACCGGCGCCACGGGTAGCCTGGTCAGCGACACCTCGCACTTCCCGGCGCCGGACAGCAACCTTGGTTGGACCGCGCATTCCACCAACGGCGGTAGCATCACCGGCGTGACGGTGCTGGCCGACAGGGTGCGGGTGACAACCTCGGCCGGGTTCGCCGGGGATGTGTCCTACGCCTGGCAGTTCCCCGGCACGATCGGCAGCACCACCACCAGCGTGGCCTGGACCGATGGGCAGATGGACCTGGGCTTGCCCTACGGCCTGCGCAGCGACGTGGATGCCAACGGCAACTCGGCCCCCTACACCCAGATCGTGGCCCCCCAGGCGGCGCATACGCCGGGCAGCTGGGGCACGATCCGCGACGGCTACGGCTACGCCTGCACCGGCCTGGTTGCGGGATTCACGCTGCGCAGCTGGTTGAGCGCGGGCAAGTGGACGCTGCCGGCATGACGGACAGTGCCACCCTGGAGAATGACATGACCGCGCAGCAATTCACCGCGGAGCACGCGGAGAAATACGGCGACGGTGGTGCTCCGCGCCCGCCCAGACACAAACCCAACGCCGAGGCATCTGGAATGGCGCCAACCGACCGCGAGTTTGACATGCTGGTGCGGGAACTGGCCCGCATCCGCGAGCAACAAGAGTCCGAGTTTGCCCGCCTGCATCTGCGGCAGGATAAACAGGGCGAGGCTCTGGACAGCATCATGGAAACGCTCGCCGCCGCAAAGGGCGGCATGAGCGTATGGCGGTTCATCGCCGCCTTTTTCGGCGTCGGCACCCTCGGCGGCATCCTGGCGCTGTTCGCCCAAATCAGTGGGTGGCGGCACTGACGTAGCGGCAACCGGCCGCGCCTGGCGCGGCGCAGCAGGAGCAACACCACATGGCGCCTCCGTCCCGCCCCCGCGAATTGTTGCAGAGATACCTGGAGGCCTATGAGGAGGCCAAGCGCGCCGGCCGGGCGCCGCTGGGCGCCTATGTCGGCCAGGGCAAGCCGGGCTGTGTTTCGCATGTGGCCCAGGTGATGGGCACGCCGCTGTCAAACGCCCGCATCGCGCTGCTGGCGGCCGGCGTGCCGGAAAAAGACACGCTGCCGCCCGGGGAGGCGCTGCGGCGATTCCTGGCCCAGCCGCCCGCGCCCGCACCGGCCCCCGCCCCGCCGCCCGTGCCACCCACGCCGGAGGAGCGCGCCGACGTGGCCCGGCTGAAGCGCGAACTGGCCGCCGCCCGCACCGCGCTGGAGCATGCCGACGCTGCCATGGCGCAGGACCAGGACCGCCGCAGCTTCGCGCGCCACCTGGCCGAGAACCCCATGCCCACGCCGGAATGGGCGGTGCGCGTGCCGGCCGGGGAAGACAGCCCCGGCGTGCCGGTGCTGCTGCTGAGCGATTGGCATATCGGCGAGACGGTGGACCCCGCGCAGTTGCACGGCGCCAACGCTTTCAATGCCGAGATCGCCGAGGCCCGGGTGCGGCGCCTGCTGGACCGCGTGCTGCACTTGGCGTTTCACCACGTCAAGCACCCGCGCTATGCCGGCATCGTCGTGGTGCTGGGCGGCGATTTCGTCTCCGGCTGGCTGCATGAGGAGCTGTTCCGCAGCGACTGGTGCGCGCCGACCACGGCGGCAAACTGGTGCGTCTCTCGGCTGCACGCCATCCTTGCCCGCCTGGCCGCCGCGTTCGGCCGCGTGCATGTGGTGGCGGTGGATGGCAATCATGGCCGTCTGACCAAGAAGCCGCTGGTGAAGGGTGGCGCCACGGCCTGTTTCGATAACCTGATCTACGAAGCCCTGGCCGACCGGCTGCGCGAGGATGCGCGGCTGACCTGGGACATTCCGGAATCAGGCGACACTATCGTCCAGGTGGCCGGCACGCGGCTGCTGGTGATGCATGGCCATAGGTTGGGCGTGAAGGGCGGCGATGGCATCATTGGCTCTCTCGGCCCCATCACCCGCGGCGCCATCAAGACCGGCCGGGCAGAACGCAGCATCGGCCGCGATTTCGACGTGCTGGTGCTGGGGCACTATCATCAATCCATCTGGCAGCCGGGCGCCGGCATCGTCGTCAACAACAGCCTGAAGGGTTACGACGAATACGCGCGGAACGAGTTGCGCGCGCCGTTCTCCACGCCCTCGCAACTGCTGTTCTTCTGCCACCCGCGCTTCGGCCCGAACCTGCCATTCGACATTTTCCTGGAAGACCGGATGGCGCGCGACCCGGTGCGGTTTGTCGCCCTGGCGGAAGCTGGCTCATGAGCAACGTGACCCCGCTGCCGGGCTGCGAGGTGCCGGCCGAGGCCGGGTGTCCCTGGCACGCTGCCGTGGCCGCTGCGCTGGCCGATGGCGCCCGCCGCGGCGTCATCCTCTACGAGACCGACGCCGGAGACATGCCGGGCCGCCAGCCTGTCCAAGCCGGGCGCAGCACCATCCGCGGGCTGTGCCTGGATACGCTTGACGATCTTGCCCCGGGCGAATGACCGCACCAACCGAAGGAGACACCCATGCGTGACATTCTTGCGGCCGTGCAGGCACGCGTGTTCGGCAACCCGCGGTCCTCGCTGCTGGGCCTGCTGGTGCTGGCCCTGCTGGCGCTGCTGTGGCTGGGCGCCGATGCCATCGCGGCCCTTACCGCCGAGGTAGCGGCGTTGTCCGGCCTGGGCGATGCGCTGGGCCATGCGTGGGTGCCGCTGGCGCCCGTGGTGGTGTGGCTGCTGGGCCGGAGGGACAGGGCATGATCCCGCTGGTTGCCGAGATCAAGGCGGCGTTGGGCATCGGCGAGGTTTCCGCCCCGGCGCCGCCAGCCGCTCCGTTGGTGACCCCGGATCTGCTGCTGCACCTCGGCTGGTTGGACCCGGAGAAATGGGCTTTCGACCTGTGGCCGGCATGCCAGCGCCACGGCATCACCACGCCCGCCCGGGTGGCGATGGCACTGTCCAACTTCACCCATGAAACCGGCGGCGGCGTGAAGTTGGCCGAAAGCCTGAACTACACGCCCGAGGCGCTGTTGAAGCAATGGCCGAAGCACTTCACGCCCGAGGCCGCGCAGCAGCTGGGCCGCACGCCCGGCAAGGCGGCCGACCAGCGCGGCATCGCCAACGCAGCCTATGGCGGGCGTATGGGCAACCTGCTGCCGGGTGATGGCTGGACGTATCGCGGCGCCGGCCTGATTCAGGCTACCGGGCGCACCTGGTTCACCCAGCTGGCGAAGGTGACGAAGCGGCCGATTGAGACGCTGCCCGAGTGGCTGCAAACCCGTAGCGGCGCGGCAGAGAGCGGTTGCGCGCTATGGGAATGGATTGGCTGCAACAAGCTGGCCGATGCCGGCGACCTGGTGCAATGCCGCGCCATGGTCAATGTTGGCCACTGGCCGGTGAAGGAAGAGGACATCATCGGCCTGGATGACGTGCGGAAGCTATGGCTGCGCGCCAAAGCTGCGCTGGGGGTGGCGTGATGCCCTTCCTCCCCCTGCTGCTGGCCGCCGCCCGCTGGTTGGTCACGTCCTGGCCCGGCCGCGCGCTGCTGGCGCTGCTGGCCCTGGGCGCCTTTGCCGCCTGGGAACGTCACCAGGGCGCCACCCACGCAACCGCCACCATCCGCGCCGCCGAGGCGCTACAGGTCAAGGAAGCCACCGATGCGGGCAATGCCGCTGCTGCTGCCGCTGCTGCTGATGACCCTGCTGAGCGCCTGCGACGCGGGGACTGGTAGGCTGTACTGCCCGCCGATCACGGCATTCCCCGCCGCGCTGGAGCGCGCAGCCGGCGACGAGCTGGCCGCGCCGCCGGCCAAGCCCGCACTGCGGGCGCTGTTGCTCGGCGTGCAGGAAGATCGGGCACGGCATCGGGCCGCGTGCCCGGAGTAGCTGCGCTGCGCTGACACGACAAAGCCGCCGCTGGGGAGACCCGGCGGCGGCTTTGGCAATTCTGGGGCGGCGGTAGACCGGGGGTTCAGGACAGATCGGCAGGATTGCACGCCGGGCACATCGGATCAGGCCACATCGGCGCTTTCCAGCGGTGCCCGCAGACGCATTCGCACTGCACGACCGAGGCGGAACACGGCACGAACAACGGCGCGGCAAAAGTTGATAGGTATCGGCCATCGTTGGTGCGGTTTGCCAAAAATGTCTCACGATTTCAAAGGGGGTAGTATCTGGTACCGGGAAGTTCAACTCGGCATACGACGTTGAGATTACTCCGCTTTTCTCCGCCGTTTGCCAGTGTTTGCCAGGCCATTTGCCGGGCGTGGTTTCAGCTTCGCCACGGCGTTTTCCGCCAGGCTCTTTTGATCGGCGCCGCGGGTGTATTCTTCCTGGCTGGATAGCGTCTCCCAGCCCATCGCGGCGTTGATCTCCTTCCCCGTCGCGCCGCGCTCCGCCAGCATGGTGGCGCGCAGCTTGCGCAGGCCGTGCAGGTTCAGCCCGGGGCGCAGCTTCAGCCGGGCCACCTCGGCGCCGATGCGCAGGTTCAGGTATTCGCGCGACCATGGCAGCCCCCGGGCCGAGGTCAGGATCGTCGCGGCCGGCGTTTCCCGCAGCTTGTTTTCGGCGCGCCAGGCCTCCAGCTCCGCCCGCAGCGCGGTGCTGACCGGCAGGCGCAGCGGCGCCAGGCCCTTCGCCTCTCGCCGGCGCTTGGTCTTTTCAGGTTGCAGCCAAATGGCGGCGCCGTCGAACGCGCCCCAGGTCATCGTCACCAGGTCGCCGCGGCGCTGGCCGATGTGATACGCCAGCACAATCGCGCGCCGCGCCGGCTCGGCAAAGTCGCGCATGGCCAGTTCAGCCTCGGCTTCGGTCCAGGCCAGGAAATGCCCACCCGGCAGCGCCTTGGCGCGGGCCAGGCAACTGTACTCCAGGTGCCCGCGCTCCACGGCCCAACTGAGCACCGCCGACAAGCCAACCTGGAACATATTGGCCGCGCCCGGCCCGTGCTGGCCGGCGATGGCGTCGCGCAGGTCCAGCAGCTCCGCGCGCTTCAGCCCGGCGGCCTGGCGGCAGCCCCAGGCGGGCACCTCCACAGCGCGCAGGTAGCGGTCGCGCGCGGCCTTGGTGCGGGGTGCCAGGGCGGCATAGGCGGTAGAGGCGCGCCAGCGGTCCATCAGCCAGCCCAGCGTGCCTTCGGCATACCTGGCGGCGGCGGTGTTGCGGGCGGCGGCCAGGGCGGCGGCAAAGCCCGGCTCGGTCGGGTCCGGCAGCCGGGTGTTGGTCTGCCGGCAGTACCAGTAGGTAGCCTGGCTACCGTCCGCCAGCCGGGCGCGTACGGGGCGCACGCCCTTGGGCCTTGCGACCGAGGGCGGCCAGAGCGTCGGCGATTGCGGCATCTGAGGAGCCTCCGGCGCCAGCTTCGGCCGCGGGCTGGGCCTGGTCAACGGCGACGGCGCCGGGCCTGCGGGATTCAACCCAGGCGTCCAGGTCTTCCCGCACCCAGCCGACGCGGCCGGCAGTCAAGCGGATCGGCGCCACCACGGGCCGCACCTCGGCCCGGAACGTGCTGGGCGACAAGCCGAGGTAGTAGGCTGCGGCCCGTTCGGGCAGCACGCGCGGCGGCCAGGCAAAGGTGGCGCCGTCTGGCATGGGTCAGGCGGGCTCACAGCGCAGCGGCGCGTTGGCCAGTTCCAGCAGCACATCCGCGTGGCAGGCCAAGCCTGGCGGGCACCAGCAGGCAAGGGGCTTGCCGCGCAACCGCGCGAACATGAGTTCGGCCGCCTGGGGGTCGGCCTCGCAAAGGCCGCGTATCCATCGGGAATAGAGCGAGACGGCCAACGCATGGGCGTCGGCCCTGTCTCGGGCCTGAAACCGGTCAAGCTGGCTGTCGGTCACCGCCCAGCCGCCCTGTTCCTGAATGACGCGGTAAAAGTTTCCATCCGGGCCGGGCCGCGCGACGGAAACCGCGCCGGCCGGCAGGCGCCAGCCCTTGGCGCGGCTAAGCTGGATGCGCTGGGGAAGGTCAACCATGTCAGCCAACCTCGACTGGAATGCCGACGCGCTGAGTGGCAAGCACCACCACAGCGGCCAACGCGGCGTCGGACAGCACAATGGTGGTCTCGTGACCGGCCTTCGTGAAAACCAATAGATTGCGTTTCAGCCCGGCATCCCGCACCAGCTGCACCTTGCGGCCATCCTCAAGCAGCACGGCCCAGCCTGGCAATTTGTCATCTGCGTCTGGCTTCGTAGTGTTGTTCATGTATCGCCCCCCAGCCGAGCAACCAACGCAAAGCATGCCGCGGCGCCAGCTTCCAAGCATGCGGCTAGCGCATGCAGGGCGTTGCCCGTTTGGTGCAGATTCACGGCGCTGACCAACGCCGCGACGGCAAGCGGCGCGGCGGGGATGTAGAAAGCGCGCATCACGCCGCCCTCCCTTGCCGCGCCGGCAGGTCCAGCGGCGCCAGCAGCGCGCGCATGCGGGTTGCGGCGCCGGGCAGGGCAGGGATGCGGCCCATCAGGTGCCGCGCCACCTTGGCGGCGGCTTCCTCAGCCGTCGCGCCGCGGTAGTGGTCTGGCGGCGAACCGCCGCCGCAGGGCACGCCGTCTGGCACCCCTGAAAGATCGTAGCTGAAGCTGGCAAACCAGCATGTGTGGTCCGGCGCCTGCACCACGGAAACTCGCAACTTGCGGCCGGCTCCGCGGTCGTAGGCGACCACCGGCCGGGCGTCCGCTATCAACTGCGCGCGCATCCAGTCCGGCAGCAGGTGCGGCCAGCGCCCACCGCCCGAGGTGCTGAACAGGGAAGGGTGGGCGTCAGGCATGGGGCACCTCGGTTGGGTTTCTCATCACCCGCACCCCACGCCAACGCCGCCCTTGTCGCGGCTGTCCACAAACTCCTGCCAGGGCCGCCAGCCCTGCGGGCAGTGGAAGCCCCAGTCCCGCACCCGCGGGCCGCACAGGAACATGGTGGTAACCGGCTGCAGCCCGGTTGGCGCGGGCAGTAGCTCCACGCGGTGCGGCGTCTCCGCGTCGCGGCTGATCGTCTCGCCCTGGCAGCGCATCAGCGCCACGCCGCCCGGCAGGTGTTCCAGGTAGCTGCCATCCAACAGAATGGACGTGCTGGCATAGGGGTGGTCGTGCAGCGCGCGGTCGTCGTCGCTGCGCAGGAAGTGGTGCACGTAGATCCCGGGTCCGTCGCCGCGCGGGGTCAGGTGCCAGCGCAGCAGATACGGGTTGTCGGTGCCGCCGATGATGAAATCCGGCGGCGCCAGCATGGCCAGGTGCGCCAGGTGCAGCATGTTGCGGCGCTGCGGTTCGGCAATCAAGTTGCTCATCATTCCCCCTTCGCGCTGTCGCGCAGGTGTTGCAGCCGGCGGTCCCCGGCCAGGGTGCGGCGGGCGCGCAGCACGCGGCGCCCGGGGTTGTCCACGCTGAGGCGCGCGGGCAGGTGCAGGATGGTGCCGCCCTCGGCCTGGCCGAGTTCCAGCACCTGCCGCGCCAACCAGAAGTCCTGCATGGTCGGCAGCAGCAGGTCGGCGCCGGCGGGTATCGGCCAGCCTTCCAGGCGGGGCAGCGGCGCGGCGTAGAAGCCGGGCAGGGCGGCCAGCAATTCCAGTTCAGTCATGCTGCGTGCCTCTCGCGCAGCGTCTCGCGCCGCAGCCGTTCCACCTCTCTCGCGGGCATGCGGAACTGTGTGGCCATGCGCAGAATGTCCGGCGTGACCTTGGCCTGCGTCGCCTCGCGCAATGCCGCCCGCACCTGGTCGGCGCGCTGGGCCAGCCGGGCGTCCACCTCCTCCGGCGGCAGGACTGCCGGCGGGGCAAGGGCGGCGGCTGGCTCGGCTGCCCGCGCCGGCGGCAACGCCCGGCTGGGCCGGCGCTTGCGCGGCTTGGCCGCCGGTGCCGGGCGTGGCTTCGGTGGGGTGGAGGCGGCGCGCTGGGCGTTGCGTGCCTGCCGCAGGGCCAGCAGGCGTTCCGGGCTGGCGGGCGCCAGCAGGCCCAAGGTGCGGGCCTTCAGGTGCACCGCGTGGCCAGACATCACCGGCAAGCCCTGCAGCGCGTTCACCGCGGCGTGCAGCGCGCCCCAGTCGTTCAGCCCGGTGCGGGAAACGCGGGCGCGCAGCAGGCTCAAACGCGCCGCCGACCACTTGGCCAAATGCTGCGCGTTGCCGCTGGCCGCGATGGCGTCCTCTGGCGGCCCCGGCAGCTTCAGCGTGCGTGCCCAGGCCTTCACCTCCTCCAGCTTGCTGAAGGGGCGGCCGGGCAGGGCATTCAGCGTGGCCAAAACCTGCCGAAAACTCAGCCCTGCGGCGCGGCCTTCGCGCAATGCCGCTTCGCGGTCGGCGGTGCGGCAGACGCTGTTGGGGCTGCGGGCGCCGCCGCTGCGCGGGCGCCGCAACCCCAGCGCGGTCGCGCGGTTTTGCAGCCCAACAACGGAAAAAATGGGCTTCTTGGCCGGCAGCCTGTTCGCCTCGGCCAGCAGCCAAACCAGGTCGGCGGTGGTGTAATGCTGGGCCAGCAGCGCATCCCGCGCCGCGGTCCAGGTACCGGGCTTGTAGCTGCGGGGGGCGGCGGCGAGCTCAGTCATGGAACACCTGCGCCGCCAGCAGCATCGCGGCGCCCAGGCCGGTGCCGGCCGCCAGCAAAGCCAGCCGATCGACCCAACTGGCGGGGTGGAATGCGCGCGGGGTCATGCCGGCGTCACCACCGCGCGCAGCGGCGCCAGCTGGGCCGCCTGGCGGATGGCCTGCTGCAAGCCGCGCTTCAGATCCTTCGCCAGAAGCATGGCCTCCGGCAGGTCCAGCAGCGTCTCCACCTCCATCGGCCCGGTATTCAGCCGCAGCCGCACCCAGGGCCGGTTCTGCAGCACCTGCGATTCCAGTTCATCGGCCAGGGCGGCCAGCCCTTGGCCGTCCAGCTGCACCATGAAGGACAGCCACCCGCAGAAGGCGTGCAGGTTGACGAAGGGCTTGCCATTGGCCGCCACCTCGGCATCCACCGTGAAGGCCAGCTTGCTCACGCGAAGCACTCCACGGCGCCGTCCAGCAGGCGCAGCACGGCATCTGTGCGAATGCGGTTGGCCAGCGGGCCATGCCGCAGGCTTTCCGCCAGGGCGCGAAGGTGCCGGTCGTCGTACCCGCAGTTGGTCGCGGCCAAGGCAACCTCGGCCGGGGTCAGGGCGCGCCATTCCTCCCCGCGGCAGCAGGCCAGCAGCGCGGTGCGGATGTAATCGGCCTCGATGCCGTATTGCCGCAGCAGGGGGCGGAATGCCGCGGGCTGGTCGAGGACCCAGCGGAAGTCGATGCGGCGGGCGTGCGGCGGCGCGGTCGGCTCCGGCGGCGTGGCGGCGGGCGGGGCGGCGAAGCGCTCGGCGGCGGCGCGCAGCGTTTCCGCCAGCGCCACCAGGCGCATGCGGCCGTGGCCGGAGGCCAGCAGCGCGCTGTCGGCGGCCAGCGTGTCCAGCGCGGCGCAATGGGCGCGCATCACCTCGGTAACGCTGGCGCTGGCGCCGGCCAGGTGCAGCGCGGTGACGTAGCAGGCCGCGCGGGTGGGGGCTTCGGTCTGGGCGTTCATGGCGCGTTCACCACCAGGTTGCCCGGCAGGCGCACGCTGACGCGCAACACCACGGCGTCGGTCACGTCGCGTTCCAGCGCGTCCTGGGCGTCGTGCAGGTCCATGGGGGTGCTGTTGCTGGCCAGCACTTCCGCCAGGTGCCCGGCAATGCCCAGCGCCAGCATGACCTCCACCGGAGTGAACATGCGGGCCAGGGCAGGGCCGGCGTCCCGCAGGGCCAGCACGGCGCGGGCAATGGCCAGGACGTCCGCCGCTTCCTGCGTCGGGTTGGGGTCGCCTTGCGGCGGGGTGGTGAGAGGTTGAAGGGATGGCACGGGATGTTCCCCCATCGGTTGATGGGGTAACGTAGCCACAGGCTACTTATTCGGTCAAGCGAAAGTGTAGCTTCAGGCTACTTTGCGACTTTTCGCCCCACGGGTGCGCTTGGGTGGCGGGGTTTGTTCCTCCGGCATTGCCACCGCTGCGGGTGCGCTTGCCTGCAACAAGGTTAGGACCGCTTGCCTGACACCCGGCGCAGCTGAGCGCATGAGGCGGAGCACTTCCGTCTCCTCGGTGTCTTCCAGGTGGATCGCCTCATCGGCCCCTTCAGCAAGCCAGTCCAGCTTGACGCGGTAGTACATGGCCAGAGCCCTTAGACTTTCGCGCGAGGGAGCCTTCTTGCCGCTTTCCCACTCCGAAACAGTCGGACGCGAGACACCTACGGCTTCTGCTACCTCTGATTGGCCCAGCTTAGCGTGTTCCCGTAGTGTTCTCAAGCGCCCAGGTAGGCTTTTGGTCTCAAGTGGCAGTTTCGATTTTCGAGCCATCGTGCAAGTCCCCTTCGGGCCAACATGGCAGGGGCAAAAATCCCATGTGTCGCCTGAGGCTACTTTCTGGGCTTGCACCGCAACGTAGCTACAGGCTACGTTTCCGTGATGAGCGACATTGTTCAACGTGCGATTGATAGCGCCGGCGGCGTGGCCAAGCTGGCGAAGGCCGTGGGTGTCAAGCACACCTCGGTGATCGGCTGGCGTGCCCGGGGCGCGATTCCGGCCGAGCGGGTCAAGCTGGTTGCTGAAGTCACGGGGATCGCGCCGCATCTACTGCGGCCCGATGTGTTCGAGGTGCCGCCAGCCGAGGCGGCAGCGTGATGCGGCGCTCAGTTCACCGGGCGGATGGCCGTGAAGCGGAACAGGAAGTCCGGGTCCTGCATTGCGCCGGCGAAGGTCATGCTGATTTCTCGCAGGCAGTCGTCCCGATGGGGGCGGAACTCGCCGTCGAAGCTGATGGTTTGGCCGCGCCGCAAGCCCGCGGCCACCGGAAACAGCGGGCTGCCGTGCGGGATCAGGGTGCGGTCCTGGGTGTCGATGAACTCCACGTTCCAGGTTTGCAGCGTCACCAAGGGGGAAATCCGCACGATCAGGATGCCGTTGCCCGCGCTGGTGCTGTCCAGCCGTTCCACGGTGCCGACCCAGCCCCGCACGACGCCGCGGGCCGCGTTCATCGTCTCGCAGATTTCGCGCGCCCGCGCGGGCCGCAGCGCACCGCCGGCCATGTCGTTCGGCCTGTCGCGGTAGCGGGCCGCGTAGCTTTCCACAATCTGCACCAGGCGCTGTTCCTGCGGCGGCGCGGCCGGTTGAGCTGCCGCGCCAAAGCCTATTGCAACCAGCAGCAGGGCGGTCCCAACCGCGCGTTGTCCGATACTCATCCCGCATCCCTCCATTCCGCCCGCGCATCCTCGCCCCTCCGTGGCTTCGCTGTCCACCTTGGGTTGAAAGCCGCCGCCCGGCACGAAATTGCCGTTCTCGCAACACTTAGGGCGTGCGCATGACCGCCGGCTCGGCCCTGCCGGAGGTTGATGCCCGGGCGCTGCGGGTGCAGTGCAAGCTGGCCGTGGCCGGCGTGGGCGGGCCGTACAGCGCCAGCGTGGCGCTGGGCTATGCCAGCCAGGGCAACATATCCGCGGCCACCGACCCCAACGACTGGGCCCGCTGGATGCGCGTGGACCACGCGGTGGTGCTGGACAGCCTGGCGCCGCATCCTTTCATCACCGCCTGCATGGCGCGGCTGCTGGGCTACCAGCTGGTGCGGCTGCCCGCGCCGGCCGCGTGCAGCGTGCGGGCGGTGGGGGAAATGCTGGGCAGCCTGGCGCCGGTGCTGGCCGCCGCGGCCGTGGCGCTGACCGACCACCGGATCTCGGAAGCCGAGCGCGCCGCCATGCTGCCGCAGCTGGAAGCGGCCATGGCCAGCATCGGCACCGCGCACGCCACCCTTTCCCAAGCCTGCCTGGAGGACTGACCATGGCCCCGCCCATGCCCGTTGCCGTGCCCGGCGTCTCAACCCCAGGTGGACAAGCCCCCGCGCTGTTGACGCTGCTGGAGCGGCGCTTCCGTGGCGTTCGGGTGGACCTGCACGGCTGGACGCCCGATGCGGTGCAGGCGCTGCGGGACATGTGGGCGGAAGGCGTGCCCACCCGCGCGATCGGCCGCGTGCTGGGGTGTGGCAACAACGCCGTGGTGGGCAAGGCGCATCGGCTGAAGCTGGAAGGCCGGGTCAACCCGGTGACGCAGCTGGCCGCGGCCCGCCCGCCGCGCGGCACCAAGCGCCTGAGCTACGCGGCGCCGGCCCAGGCTCGCCCAGCCCAGCCCCGCCCCGCCGTCGCGCCGGCTGCGCTGACCACCACCCCCGCCGAGCCGCCCGAGCCGGCCACGCAGTTCCGCCGGCGCGAAGCAGGCGAATGCTGCTGGCCCCTGTGGGGCATGCAGGAACGCGGCACGCCCGGCTATGGCCGGTTCTGCTGCGCCCCGGCGCCGGGTGGCCAGGCCTATTGCCCGGAACATCGGGCCATCGGCACCGTGCGCCGGCAGGTGGCGGCATGAGCGTGCGTCACATGCTGGCCGCGGTGCTGGTTGCGCCGCCGCCCCCGGACCAGACGGGCAACCATTCGGACTTCGCCACGGCCGCCGCGGTTATTCAGGACGTGGCCACCCTGCCGCCGGAGCCTCGCCGCCGCCTGGTGCTGGCCCTGGTCCGGCGCGAGTTCGGCGACGGCGTGGCGGCCGCGCTGGAAGGGCGGCGGCCGTGAACGTGCCCGGCGCCCCCGGCTTCCCCGCCGCGCGCTTCCCCGCGCATGCCTCGCGCCATGGCGAAGGCGTGGCCGGCATCATCGCGCTGCGCCAGCCGCCGGCCGCGCTGCCGGCCGAACAAGCCCTGCTGGGCGCCCTGCTGGCCAACAACCGCGCGCTGGACCGCGTGGGCGAGTTTCTCCGCGCGGAGCATTTCGCGGACCCGGTGCATGCGCGGATCTTCACCGCCATCGTCCGCCGGGCCGAGGCCGGGCAGATCGCGGACGTGGTGACGCTGCGGCCGGAGTTCGAGAATAGCGGCGAGTTGGACCCGGTGGGCGGCCCGGCCTACCTGGCGCAGCTGCTGGGCGCCATGGTCGGCATTATCAACGCCGGGCAATACGGCCGGCTGATCCTGGACACCTGGCAGCGCCGCGAGTTGATCGCGCTGGGCGAAGACCTGGTCAACGACGCCTTTTCCCCGGCCGAAGGCGAGGCCGCCGCCGCCATCATCGAACGCGCCGACGCCGGGCTGATGCTGCTGGGGGAAGGCCAGGCCGAAGCGGCGCTGCTCTCGGCCCCGGCGGTCGCCAGCCAGGTGCTGGCGGGCATGGAACGCGCCCTGGCCAGCAAGGGCGGCATCACCGGCGTTACCACCGGCTATGCCGGGCTGAACCGCATGACGGCGGGCCTGCAGGAAGGCCAGCTTATCGTCGCCGCCGGGCGGCCCAGCATGGGGAAGACGGCGCTGGCCCTGGGCGTGGCACTGCGCGCCGCCGCGGCCGGTGAATCCGTGCTGTTCGCCAGCGCGGAGATGAAGGCGCGCGGCGTGCTGGCGCGCGGCATCGGCGCCCTGGCCGGCGTGCCGGTGCAGGGCGTGCTGTCCGGCCGGGTGCCCACGGATGACCCGGAGCGCACCCGCCGGCTGGGCCAGCCCGAGATTGACCGCGTGGTCGCCGCCGCCGGCCTGATGGACAAGCTGCCGCTGGTCTTCGACGAAAGCGCCGGCCTGACCGTGGAGGCACTGCGCGCCCGCGCCCGCCGCATGAAGCGCACCCAGGGCCTGCGCCTGATCGTGGTGGACTACCTGGGCAAGATGCGCGGCGGCGACGAGCTGGAGCGCAGCGGCAACCTGTACCTGAAGACCACGCAGATCATCAGCGGGTTGCAGCGCCTGGCGATGGAACTCAGCGTGCCGGTGCTGTGCCTCTCGCAGTTGAACCGCAGCCTGGAAAGCCGCGACGACCCGCGCCCGCGCATGAGCGACCTGCGCGATTCCGGCGCCATCGAACAGGACGCGGACGGCATTTGGTTTTTGTATCGGGAACACTACTACCTCAGCCGCGCCATCCCGAAGCGCCGCGACAAGGAGAAGGGCGAGGATTTCGAGGCGCGCTATGCCGCCTGGGAAATCGCGCTGGCGAACAGCATCGGTCGCGCGGAAGTGGACGTGGCCAAGCAGCGCCAGGGGCCTATTGGGCCGGTGCGCATGCGCTTCCGCGATGAACTGACCTGGTTCTTCGACGACGCCGAAGGCGATGGCGGGCCGGCAGTGCCGGGGCTGTTCGCGTGAGCCGCGACGAAGCCATCGCCATGAGCGGCGCCGACCTGCGCGCGGAGCTGGCGCGCCAGGTGGAGATGGCCGGCGGGCAGGTTGCCTGGGGCCGGCTGCGCGGTGTCGCGGTTTCGCAGGTCTGCGAAACGCTGAGCGGCCGGCGCGAGCCAAGCGAAAGCATCATCAACGCCATGGGGTTCATGCGGGTCACCCGCTACGTGCCCCTGAGGGGGAAGCGCAATGCCTGAAGCCGCAACCATGGAACGCCCGGCGCAGGCCGCGCCCGAGGTGGGTGGCATTGCCGCCGACCGCCTGCGCTCCGTCATTGAACGCATTGAGCGGCTGGAGGAGGAGCGCCGCCAGCTGGGTGAGGACATCAAGACGATCTACGCCGAGGCTAAGGGCGCCGGCCTGGACGTGAAGGTGGTTCGCCAGATCATCGGCATTCGCCGCAAGGAACCGGCCGAGGTGGAGGCGCAGGAAACCCTGCTGGACCTGTACCGCCGCGCGCTGGGCATGTGACCCGCGCCGCCGCCGTAGCCACGCCAGAAACCCAGGAAACCCAGCATGTCGCGCCGCTGCCTCTGCACCCGCCTGTTCACCGCCTTCCGCGCCGACCCGCGGCTGCGCTCGCTGCCCTGGGCCACCCGCGCCTTCTTCCTGCTGTTGGGGGAAGCCATGGCGGCCAGCGAAAACCCAGGAACCTTGGGTTTCGGTTCGGTTTCCCGGGTTTCGCTGTTGGTTTCCGTGCCGGAAACCGAAGTGGAAACCCAACTGGAAACCCTGCTGGCCGAGGGGTTGTTGACCCGCACGGAAGCCGGCGGCCTGGCCTGCCCGCTGCTGGTCGGCCCGCCGCCCCGGCAGTCCGCAGCCCAGGAAAACGGCCGAAAAGGCGGCCGGCCGCGCAAGGGGGAGGGGCTGGAAGCGTATCGGCTGCGCAAGGCGCAAACCTCCCTGCCGCTGCCCCTGGCCGGCGGCGCGGCGGAAACCCAGCCGAAACCCAGCCCGGAAACCCCCACTACTACTACTAACCTTAGTAATTCTCAGTCAGTGGTTAAGTCCTTCCCTTCCCCCCGCGCGCTGCCGCACCTGGCCCTGGGCGCGGAACTGGCCGAGCTGGCCAGCCTGGACCCGGTCCGCCAGCGCTTCGACTACGCCCCGGTGAAGGTCTGGCTGGAAGCCGGCTTCGCCCCGGCCGAAATCCGCGAGGCGGTGCGCCAGGTGGTCACCCGGCCCAGCTACAACCACGGCGCCATCCGCACCCTGGGCTACTTCGACCGCGCGATTCGGGAAGCCTGCACCGCCCCCGCCGCCGCCGCGCCCCAGGCGCCGCCGGAAGGCCCCAGCGAGTTCGAACGCGCGCTGGACGCCTGGAACTTCCACCGCGTCGGCCCGCCGCCGAAGCTGGCCGATTTCCGCCGCAACCGCGCCGCCTGAAGGGAACCACCATGGCTTTCACGCTGCTGCTGCCATCCGGGCAGGAAATCCACTCAGGCGCCGAGCCCTACGTGATGACCGAGGCCGAGGCCCAGCGCGCCAAGCGCCGCGGCCCCGGCCAGGCCGCCAGCGCGGCGGCCGACATGGCGGAAGCGCAGCACCAGGCCAGCCTGCTGGCCAACGCCACGCCGGAGACGCTGGCCAAGGTGGCGCTGGGCGCCGGCCGGGCCAGCCTGGGGCAGATGGCCCTGGCGTGCGGCGTGCTGGGCCAGCCGGGCGCGCTGGAGCGCGTCGGCGATGCCCTGGCGGCCCTGGGCGGGGCGGATGGCGCGGAGGGCCACCACGCGGCCCGCCCGTTGCAGCGCGACCCGCTGGTCTTCCTCCACGCCCGCGGCAGCCTGCGCCCGCAGCAGGTCCGCGCCGGGCAGGAAATCTGCCGCGTATACCTGGCCATCAGTGCCGGCGTCACCGGCCGCCAGGTGGCCAGCTACTCGGAAGCCAGCGCGAAGGGCCCAGCGCTGGAAGACTGGCCGGTGGGCCTGCGCACCGCCTACCGCGACCGCTACGCCCCCTGGACGGCATGGGCTGGGGCGCAGTCGGTGCGGCGCAAGTGCCGGCACACGCTGCACGACCTGGCGCTGCTGGTGGCGGCTGATGGGTGGGGGCATCGGCAGGTGGCGCAGGAATGGCGGATGGACCAGCGCACCATCGTGGATGGGCTGCAGCGTGGGTTATACTGGTACGCCCGCCATGCCGGCTGGGTGGAAGACCAAGCCTGGACCGAAGCCGCGTGAGGCGAGCGCAAACGCAAACAGAAACCACTTGACGCGATACCACGTTTCGGACCACCTTTCAGTCATGGTTGAGAAATGCGCCCGGATGGCTTTGCCGCCCGGGCGCTTCGCGTTTCAGGAGTGCGCGCTGTGGCTGTCACGGTAAGCGTCCGCTCAGACCTGGATAAGTTCGCCCGGCAGCTGGACGCCATGGCGCGGGGGCAGTTGCGGTTCGCTGCCTCGCAGGCGTTGACCAAGCTGGCGCGCGAGGTGGAGACCGACACCCGCACCAAGTTCATGCCGGCGCAGTTCGACAAGCCGGTGCCGTTCACCCAGCGCGCCTTCCGCGTGCTGCCCGCCAGCAAGGCGGCGCTGCGCAGCGAGGTTCGGTTGAAGGACCAGCAGCAGCAGGCCGGGTATGGCAAGCTGCTGGCGCTGGAAGAAGAGGGCGGCACGCGTAACCCGGGCTCGCCACGGTTCGGCAAGGGCAAGGGCAGGGCGCTGGTCACGCCGAACGCGGTGAAGCGGAACGCCTACGGTAATATGCCGTTCCGCGCGGTGCAGAACCTGCTGGGGCAGCGCGGCGTGTTCCTGGCCAAGCCGGGCGATGTTGTCCACAAAGGCGGCGCCAAGCTGAAGTGGGGCGGCATCTACAAGCGGGTGGGGCGTGGCGACAAGGCGCACCTCAAGCTGATGGCAAGTTTCTTCGGCCGGGTGCAGTACAAGCCGCGCTTCCCCTGGCATGCGCATGTGTTGGGCATGGCAGCGGTGCGCTTCCCGGTGCTGCTGCGCGATGCGATGGCGCTGGCCATGGCCACGGCGCGCCGGCGGTAGGCCTGCGGCGTTTCACGGGTCCCTCCCGGCAGTTCCGACGACCGGGGGCATTTCGCACCCCGACATTCCCCCGAATTTTTCAACAAAAACAACGCCTTCTGTTGACATCGCTGTTTACATCCGCCGCGCGGAGCCGCCATCCATGCCCGTCAACCTCGATGAGATGGCCGCCCTCCTCAGATGCAGCCTGCCCACCATGCGCAAGCTGGCAAAGCTGGAAGCCTTCCCCGTCATCGCCCGTGGCTCCCACGGCGTCCCCTGGCAACTAGACCCCGAGGCCGTTACCGCCTTCCTCCAAGCCCGCCGCGAAGCCGAAGCTGCCGCCGGCGCCGCCCGCGACGAAGCCCTGGCCCAGCTTTCCCTCCCTGAATCCATCCTCTCCGGCGACGAAGCCACGGCCTCCGCCGCCGAGCGCCTGAAGACCGCCCAAGCCATCCGCGCCGAAATCCTGAACGCCAGGGAAGCGGGCTTCCTGGTCCCCACCACCGACATGCGCGCCCGCCTGGCCAGCGCCTGGCCCCCGCTCATGCAGTCCATCCTGGCCATGCCCCAGCAGCTCGGCCGCCGCCACAACTTGCCGGATGCCGTCGTCCGCGACGCCCGCCGCTACCTTGAGGAGCAACTGCGCGAAACCGTCCGCCTCCTGCAGGACCTCCTGCCGGACGACGCCGCGCCCGACGAACCCCATGGCGCGCCCCCCTGAACGCCCCCGCTTCGCGCCTGCCGCCCGAATCCTGCGGGAAAGCCTGGCCGCGCTGTTGCCGCCGCAGCGCATCACGGTGGCCGACCACGCCGCCCGCTATCGCTGGCTTCCTTCCGTCTCCGGCGGCCACCTGGTCCACTGGGATCACACCGTCGCCCCCTACCTGACCGAACCCATGGAGGCCCTGTCGGACGACGCGCACGACACGGTCGCCATCATCGGCCCCGCGGCCTCCGGCAAGACCATGGTGGCCGAGAACTGGGCGCTGCATAACGTGCACGCGGACCCGGCCGACATGCTCTGGTACCTGCACACCGACCCGGCAATTGAAACCTACGTCAAGGGCCGCATCGAACCGATGCTGGAGGCCCATGACAAGCTGATCGCCGACCGCCGCCACGGCCGCGACAGCGTCAACTTCAAGCGCTTCCACGGCGGCCGGTTCGAGTTCCTGTCGTTCACCCGGTCCAACCTCATCAACAAGCACGTCCGCAAGATTGTCGCGGACGAATACGACAACTACGACGCCAACCTGGGCAACCCGATGGCGCTGCTGAACCCGCGCCGCCAGGCCGCCAGCGCCGCCGGTGCGGACAGCAAAGTCCTGCTCATCAGCCATGCCGACCGCGCCGCCCCCATCGGCGCGAAAATCGAGGAACAAGCCGGCATCATGGCGGTCTATCTGGCCGGGGACCGCCGCACCTGGTGGTGGGCCTGCCCGCATTGCGGCGGCTTCAGCAGCCCCAACCCCGGCACGCCGCGCCACATGGCGCTGTGCTACCCGGAAGACGCGCCGCTGGAGGAAATCGAGGCCAAGGCGCACCTGCTCTGCCCGGTTTCCGGCTGCATCATCGAGGAAAAAGACCGGATCGGCATGCTCGCCAGCGGCCGATGGGTCGGCCGGGGCGAGGAATGCGACGAAACCGGCCGCATCCTGGGTGAACGCGACCGGATGCGCATCGCCGGCTTCTGGATTGTCGGGACCATGTCGCCCTTCGTCATGGGTGGCATCGGCGCCCTAGCCCGGGCCCGCGAATCAGCCCGCCGCAGCGCCCTCATCAGCGGCGACGAACGCCCGCTGCGCGAAGTGATGGTGAAATCCTGGGGCGTGCCCTATGCGCCGCCCAAGCAGGTCGGCAGCATCGAGGCCGCCGAGCTCGCCGACCGCGCCCGGCCCGACCTGGCGCTGGGTATGGTGCCGGAAGGCTGCCGCGTGCTGCACACCAGCGTGGATACCCAGGCCAACCGCTTCGAACTGGTCACCCGCGGCTTCGGCCAGGGCCTCGAAAGCTGGATCATCGAAGCCCGCCACATCCCGGCCGCCCCGGCCACCAACCCGGCCGACTGGGATGACCTGATGCGCACCCTCGCGGCGCTGGAATACCCCCTGGCAGACGGCTCCGGCCGCGCCATGCGGGTCCGCGGCGCCATGTTCGACGCCATGGGCGAACCGGGCGTGACCGAACAGGCCTATGCCGCCTGGCGCCGTGCAAAAAAGGCCCGCCTGGTCCGCTACCTCGGCCGCATCAATGGCCGAGAGGTTCACAACATCATGCCATCAAAGGGCGCCGCCACGCCGCAGCACCCGGCGCTGGTGGTGGCCTTCGGCGATGGTGAACGCAAGGACCGCAAAGCCAGCGCCGGCCGTGGCGACGTGCCCCTGGCGCTGTTCAACCCCAACACCGCCAAGGACGCCCTGGCCGCCCAGTTGGCCATCGCCGAGCCCGGCCCCGGCGCGGTCAACTTCCCGCACGGCCTCCGCGCCGAACAGGGCGAGGCGCATCCCTGGTTCGAACAACTCGCCGCCGAGATCCGCGACAACCGCCGCGGCACCTGGGCCAAGAAGGCCGCGCACCTGCGAAACGAAGCCTGGGACCTGTTGGTCCTGGCCGGCGTCACGGCCCGGCTGCACGGCCTGCACCGCCTGGACTGGTCCCGCCCGCCAGGCTGGGCGGCAGAATGGCCCAACAACACCCAGATCGCGGCGCCATCGGTCCCGGGCGTCGCGTCCACCGCCGCCGGGGTGGTTACTCCTCCGCCAACCCCGGCGGCGGCCCCCATCGGCCGCCCCGCAACGGCGCCGGCACACATCACGCCCGACCGGGCGCCGGCTGGCGTGGTCATCGCTGCCGCCAACGCGCCCCGCGCCACCCTGGCGCGGCGCCTGGCCTGAACAAGTTTCGGCGCCGCAAAGCCGAGTCCTTGCGGCCCCTCTGCGTGGAGTGAAGGCGGCCTAATCGACCCGCCGGGCCATGGCCACAAGCCGCAGCGAAGCCGGGTGATCCGGCGCCGGAAGCATCAAGGAAGCCCGCATGTCCTACACCTCCGGCGTCTTCGCCGGCCTCAGCCAGGATGCCCTGCGCGCCAACCTGGCCCAGGCCCAGGCCGCGTTGCATAGCCTCTCCATCGGCAACCGCGTGGCGTCGGCCGAGTTCGCCATGGGCGATGGCAGCCGCAAGGTCATGTACAGCGCCACCACCGTGCCCGCCCTGCGCGGCTACATCGGCGAGCTGCAGAAGCTGCTCGGCATGACCACGCCGCGCCGCGCTGTCGGCATCCGGTTCTGACCGTGGCGCTGACCCGCACGCCGCTGCTGGCGCCGAAGGAACTGCCGGCCGCCGAGAAAGCCGCCTACTTCGACGGCCTGGCCGCCGGCAGCCGTGGCGTTGACGTGGCGCTGCGCTTCCTCAAGGGCGGCTTTACCGACCACGCTCAGCGCACCCTGGAAGACCTGCTGAAGACCATGGAGGACGCCGCGAAGTGACCGCCTCCAGCCCCGTCAGCATCCTTGGGCCGGATGGCCTCGCCCTGCCGCCCAGCCGCCCCACCAAGGCGCGCGCGCTGTCCGGCAACAACTCCTCCATGCCGTGGGACGCCGCCGACCAGGAAAGCGCGGAGACCGCCAACTGGTTGCCCTTCCTGAACTCGGCGGATGGCGAAACCAACATCTGGCGGGACCGCATCGTCTCGCGCGTCCGCGACCTGGTCCGCAACGACGGTTGGGCCGCCGGTGGCATCACCCGCATCACGGATGCCGTGGTCGGCGCCGACCTGCGCCTGGCCAGCACGCCGGATTACCGCGCCCTGGCCCGCGCCTACGGCCCGGCCTTCGACGCCACCTGGGCCAAGGAGTTCAGCTCGGCCGCCGAAGCCGCCTGGCGCACCTGGGCCTATGACCGCGTCGGCCGCTGGTGCGATGCCAGCCGCCGCCACACCTTCCCCGAAATCGCCCGGCTGGCCTTCCGCCACCTGATCGTGGACGGCGACGCCCTGGCCGTGCCGCTGTGGCGCCCCAACCGCGTCGGCACCGGGCGCGCCCGGTACTCGACCACGCTGCAACTCATCGACCCCGACCGCCTGAGCAACCCGCAGAACCGCATGGACACGCTGTTCCTGCGCGGCGGCTGCGAGGTGGATGAAGACGGCGCGACCATCGCCTACCACATCCGCCGCGCCCACATGGGCGACTGGTTCGCCGCCGCCCAGGCGGTGCAGTGGGAACGGGTGGACCGCGAATCGGACTGGGGCCGCCCCTCCTGCATCCACTGGTTTGAAGCCGACCGCGCCGGCCAGCACCGCGGCAATGGCGGCGTGCTGCGCCCGGTCCTGGCCCGCGCGAAAATGCTGGCCCGCTACGACCAGACGGAACTGCAAGCCGCCGTCGTCAACGCCACCTTCGCCGCCTTCATCGAAAGCCCAAACGACCCGGAGCTGGTGCAGGACGCGCTGGACCCCAACGCCGGCCTGCCCGCCTACCAGCAGATGCGCAGCGAGTTCCACGCCGACAAGCGCCTGCAGCTGAACGGCGTCCGCATGCCCACCCTGTTCCCGGGGGAAAAGATCAACACGGTGGCCGCGGCCCGCCCCTCCGGCAACTTCCCGGCCTTTCAGTCGGCCATGCTGCGCAACCTCGCCAGCGCCGCCGGCCTGTCCTACGAACAGCTTACCCAGGACTGGTCGCAGACCAACTACAGCAGCGCCCGCGCCGCCCTGCTGGAGACGTGGAAGACCCTGTCCCGCCGCCGCACCCAGTTTGCCCACGGCTTCTGCACGCCGGTCTGGACCTGCTTGCTTGAGGAAGCCTTCGACCTCGGCGAACTGCCCCTGCCGCGCCGCGCGCCGGACTTCATGGAAGCCCGCCAGGAATACAGCGCCTGCCGCTGGACCGGCCCGGGCCGTGGCTGGGTTGACCCGGTGAAGGAAGCCGAAGGCGCCCTGATGCGCGTGGCCGGCGGCCTTTCCACCCTGGAAGACGAGGCGGCCGAAAACACCGGCAAGGATATCGAAGAGATCCTCGACCAGCGCCAGGCCGAGGTGGCGATGTTCCGCGAACGCGGCCTGCCGCTGCCGGAAAGCCTGACCGGCGCGCCCAAGCCCGCCGCCGCGCGCCCGCAGCCGCAGCCGCAGGACGCCGCGGATGGCTGAGGCGCCCCCCTTTGTGGTCCTGGGCAGCTACCGTGGCCCCGAAAGCCAGGCCCACCCCTACGGCGCCCGCTACTGGACCCGCGCGGTGGATGGCCATGCGGTCTACTTCCCCACCGCCGATGCCTCCCTGGGCGATGAACACCTGCCCGCCATCCGCGCCGCCATCGCCGGCGTCAACCGCTGGGCCACGCCGGCGGAAGACCCCATCGTCGCCGGCGTTTGCGCCGACCTTCAGGCCCGCAGCGGCGTCGGCCTGGCCAAGTACGGCACCACCCTGGCCCGCACCGACCTGCCGCCCGCCGCCTGGCGCCGGCATATGTACGAGGAACTGCTGGACGCCGCGCTGTACCTGAAGCGCCAGGACCAGCCGCACACCGTCGCGGAGGCCCTGCGCGCCGCCCGCGACGCCCTGCTGCGCGCCGCCCAGGTGCTGGACGCCGCCGGCACCGCCCCGGCCGGTTACGCCGCTGACCTGCGCGGCACCGCCGGCGTCATCGCCCACGACTGGCTGCCCACGCTGGAACAGGAACCGCCCGCATGATCAGCGCCCAGCACGTCGCAGAGGCGGAACTGCCTCGCCAGCTGCGCCCGCAAGCCAGCGAGACGCGGGCCCCGCTGCCTTCCATGCGCATCGGCCGCAACGCCCTGGCCATCACCGCCAAGCTGGGGGCCGAAATCGCCTTCGCCGGCCTGCCGCCGCCGGCCGGCTGGCACACCCTGGAAAACGTGCGATGAACAGCCGCTTCCCGCACCTGGCGCAGCGCCTGTTCAACCGCCCCGTCGCCATCCACCCCGACAAGGCGGAAGTCATCGTCGCCGCCCTGGCCGACCGGCTGGGCGTGGCGCACCTGTTCAACGCCGCGCACGGCCTGCGCCCGGCGGCGGAAGTCATCGTCGCCGCCGGCCCCGGCATGCTTGAATCCGGCAGCACCCCGCGCCCCGGCTATCACAACATGGGCGGCGTTGCGGTCATCGAGGTGGAAGGCACCCTGGTGCAGAAAACCGGCTGCCTCACGCCCTACAGCGGCATGACCGGCTACGACGGCATTCGCGCCAACCTGAACCTGGCGCTGGACGACCCGGCGGTGCGCGCCATCGCGCTGGATATCGACAGCCCCGGCGGCGAGGTGGCCGGCTGCTTCGACCTGGCCGACTTCGTCGCCGAATGCGCGCGGGAAAAGCCCATCTGGGCCATCCTGGATGAAATGGCCTGCAGCGCCGCCTACGCCCTGGCCAGCGCCTGCACCCGAATCACCATCCCGCGCACCGGCATTGCCGGCAGCATCGGCGTCATCGCCATGCACGCGGATTTTTCCCGCGCGCTGGACAAGCAGGGCGTGACGGTCACCGTCATCAAGCACGGCGCCCGCAAGGCCGATGGCAACCCGTACCAGCCGCTGGAAGGCGACCCGCTGGCCCGCATCCAGGCCGATATCGACACCTTGGGCACCATGTTCGCCGAAACCGTCGCCCGCAACCGTCGCACCAGCCCGGCCGCCATCCTGGCCATGGAAGCCGGCACTTGCCTGGGCGCCGAGGCCGTCACCGCCGGCCTGGCGGACGCGGTCATGCCGCCGGACGCCGCGCTGCGCGCGCTGCTCGCCACCCTCTAGCCCATCCACACCTGAAGGATACCGCCATGTCCCTGTTGAACGGGCCGCGGGCAACCGCGCGCGCCGGCCTGGCCCACTTGCTCGGCCGCACCCCCACCGCCACGGCCGCACCCGCCGCCGACACCGCCGAGGGCGCGGAGGACGCGGAGGAAGCGGCCGAGGAAGAGGAAGCCGAAGGCGAGCCGAAGCCGGAAGCGGCCGACGACGACACCTCCACCGAAACCACTGCAACCGAGGAAGAGGACGAAGCCGACATGAAGGCCGCCGCCCAGGCCGAGCGCACGCGCATCGGCGCCATCCTGAACCACCCGGACGCCGCCGCGAACCTGCCGGCGGCGCTGGAACTGGCGCTGAACACCGACATGCCGGCGGCCCAGGCCACCGCGCTGCTGGGCAAGATCGGCGCCGGCAAGCCCGCCCTGGCCAACCGCATGGCTGGCCAGCGCAACCCCGCCCTGGGCGATGCCCCGGGCCAGGCCACCACCGAGACCACCGACCCCGTCGCCGCCGCCCGTTCCCAGGCGGAAGACAACCACCGCGTCGTCCGCCGCCTCCGCGGCGAAACCGCCTGACAGGAGAGCGCAACATGGTTGCCCAGAACGTCCAGTATTCGTCCGACACCTTCGCGCCCGACCGCCTGTTGGCCGGCAACACGATTGGTCCGGTTTCCCGCACCGCCACGCTGTTGAGCGGCGTTGGTGCCATCACCCGCGGCACCCTGCTCGGCGCCGTCACCATGGGCGCGGCCACTGCGGCGGCCAAATCCGGTGGCAATACCGGCAACGGCACCTGCACCATGGACGCCACCACGCCCGTGCTGGTGAACGGCATTCCTGGGGTCTACCAGGTGCGCTTCGTGGTTGCCGCCACCAACAACGGCACCTTCAACGTCACCGACCCGCGCGGCGTCTTCCTCGGCCAGGTCATCATGGCCGCCGGCGCCGGTGCCTTCAGCAACCGCATCAAGTTCGCCATCGCGGATGGCGCAACCGACTTCGCGGTGGGTGATGGCTTCGACATCACTGTCGCCGCCGGCACCGGCAAGCTGAAGAAGTGCGTGAAGACCGCGAATGACGGCAGCGCCGTGCCCTTCGCCATCGCCGCCGACACGTCCGACAGCACCAGCGCGGATGCGGTGCTGGGCGTCTACATCGCCGGCGAGTTCAACCTCACCGCCATGACGGTGGATGCCAGCTTCGACCTGACCACCGAAGCCGACCTGGCGCTGCTCCGCGCCCAGCAGCTCTACGTCAAGACCTCCATCCCGGCCTGATGGCCTGAACGAAAGGAACTTCGGCCATGGCCGTGAACGCCTCGCTCTACGACACCCGCGCCCTGGTGGCGAATATCGAACTGATGAAGCCGCCCAGCAGCTTCCTGATCGACACGTTCTTCCCGAATGTGCAGTACAGCGACACCGAGTTCGTCAGCATCGACATTTTCGTTGGCAAGCGGCGCCTGGCGCCGTTCTGCTCGCCGCTGGTGGAAGGCAAGATCGTGGAAAGCCTCGGCTACACCACAAACGACTTCAAACCCGCCTACATCAAGCAGAAGACCAAGCTGGACCCGCTGCGCCCGGTGCGCCGCATGCGTGGCGAGCGCATCGGCGGCAGCATCCCGCCGGGCGAGCGCGAGCAGGCCAACCTGATCTTCGAGCAGGAACAGCATATCCAGATGATCCAGCGCCGGCTGGAATGGATGGCGGCTTCCGCGCTCAGCGCCGGCACCCTGACCGTCTCGGGTGAAGGCATCCCCACCACCACCATCAACTTCGGCCGTGACAGCGGGCAGACCCTGACCCTGACCGGCGGCAGCCGGTGGGAACAGTCCGGCGTCAGCGCGGTGGACAACATCGACAACTGGTGCGCGACCGTGCTGCAGAACAGCGGCCTGGTGGTCACCGACCTGGTGTTCACCCTGGGTGCCTGGCAGTCCTTCCGCAAGGACGCGACCCTGGCGCAGGTCATCCTGTCCCCGGCGAATGGCGACATCGGCCTGAACGTGCAGGGCGCCAAGCCGATGGTTGGCGGCATGCACATGGGCAAGTGGGGTGGCCGCGACCTCTGGCTTTACAACGACTGGTACATCGACCCGGCCGACAACACGGAAAAGCCGCTGCTGGCGGCCAATACCGTGCTGCTGGTCAGCCGCGGCATGGAAGGCACCCAGGCCTTCGGCAGCGTCATGGACCCGGAGTTCAGCTACCAGGCGCTGCCCTACGCGCCGAAGTCCTGGGTCGAGAAGGACCCGGCGGTGCGCTACCTGATGACGCAGTCGTCCCCGCTGGTCATCCCCAGCGCGGTCAACGGCGCCATGGCCGTGGTGGTGAAGTAATGGCCGCCTCGGCCAAGGTGCTGCGCATCGTCTCGCGCAGCACCATCGTCACCGGCGCGCCCGACGCCCCGGTGATGACCCCGCCGGGCACGCCGGTGGAGCTGGACGCCGATGAGGCCGCAGCGCTGATCGCCCGCGGCATCGCCACCCGCGCCGACGTTCCGCCGGTGGAAGCCGTGTCGGCGCTGGGCATCACCACCGACGCCCCTGCCGGCGGCGGTGCGACCTTGACGCAGGGGGGGTGACCGCATGCGCGTCCGCACCCTGCAACTGGTCGGACTGCCTGGGCAGTCCGACCCCATCCCCGCCGGCCAGGAAATCGACCTCGCTGAAGCCCTGGCAGAGCAGCTTATCGTCCTGGGCGCAGCCGAAGCCGTCACCGCCGGCCCGGCTGCCGCGCCGCCCAGCGAAGGCTGAGCCGCGATGGTGGATTTCGCCGCGCTGGTCACCGCGCCGTTGATGGCCATCTTCGGCGATCCCTACGCGGTCACCTTCACCCCGCGCGGCGCGTCCACCGGCTTCACCGTGGCCGGCGTGTTCGACGAACAGGGCCAGAATGTCACCCTGTCCGGAGACGCGCCGGTCACGCTGTCCGAAGTGCGGCTGGCGGTGCAGTCCGCCGACTTCGTGGGTTACCCGAATGAACCGCAGATTGGCGCCCGGGTCAGCATCGGCCGGCGCGACGCCTCCGGCGCCATCGTCAGCACCTCCGCCTGGGTGGTGAAGGACGTGCAGCCGGACGGCATCGGCGGCGCCAAGCTGGTCCTGGCCAGCCGCGCCGCATGAGCGGCCCAGACCTGACCCACGGCCGCGCCAGCGTGCGCGATGCCGTGGTGCTGCTGCTGCGCCAGGCGGTGCCGCAAGTGCAGAACCAGGTGTTCAACGCCCGCAACTGGCCCACTTCGCTGGAAGCGCTGCCGGCCATCCTGGTCTATGGCTACCGCGAAAGCGCGCAACTGCTGTCGGAAGCCGGCGGCGCCCCGGCCTTCCGCGTCTCCGCCACCATCGAGATCATGTGCCGCGACGAAGCCCGCGACGTGCAGGACGCGGAAGATCCCGAAACGCGGCTGGAGCCGGCGCTGGAAGCCCTGGAGCTGGCGGTCAAGAACGCCATCCTCGCCACGCCCGGCTTTTTTGCCCAAGCGGGGATCGAGCGCTGCACCAGCATGGAAACACAGGTGCAGATCGACAGCAGCGGAGACCGCAGCGTCGGTGACGCGCACCTGACCTTCAGCCTGCAATGGCAGGAAAACTGGCCACCAACCGCGCCCGCCGGCGTCGGCGGCGTGACCCTGGCCAAGACCAATCCAAATGGCGAACCGCAGATCGGCGCCACCATCACCTTTCCCAGCCCCTGACCCACCGGAGGCGCCACCATGGCGAGCATCACCTTCCCGAACATCCCCGCCGGGCCTGGCGTGCTGGTGCCGGGGTTCTATGCGGACTTCGACCCCAGCCGCGCCGGCTACGGCACCAACACGCTGCGCGGTCTGGTCATCGGCAACACCGTCACCAGCGTGGCGGCGGTGCCGCAGTACATCAGCAACGCCGACGCGGCGGATGCGCTGTTCGGCGCCACCTCCGTCGTCGCCCGCATGGCGCGCAACTGGCGCGCGGTGGACAGCTTTGGGGAGCTGTGGGCGCTTGGCCTGGCCGATAATGGCAGCGGCGTTGCAGCCACCGGCAGCATCGCTTTCACCGGCCCGGCCACCGCCGCCGGCACGCTGGCGCTTTACCTCGCCGGCCAGTCCATCCCGGTCGCCGTCACCAGCGGCATGACCGCGGCGCAGTTGGCCACGGCCGTGGTCGCCGCCATCGCCGCCTACACCACCTTGCCCGTCACCGCCGTGGTGGATGGGTCCATTGCCAGCAAGGTGAACTTCACCGCGGTGAACAAGGGCACCACCGGCAACGACATCGACATCCGCGTCAACTACCAGGGCGTAAAGGGCGGCGAGTTCACCCCCGCCGGCATCGGCTACACCGTCACCGCCATGGCCAGCGGCGCGACCGACCCGTCGCTGTCCACCCTCGGCACCATCCTCGGTGACGAGCTGTACGATTTCATCGCCATCCCCTGGAACACCACCACGCAGCTGGACCTGGTGAAGGCCCTGATGGCGACCACGAATGGCCGCTGGTCCTGGACGCGCGGCGTCTTCGGCCATGTCTATGCTTGGAAGCGCGACACCAGCGCCAACCTGCTGACCTTCGGCGCCGGCCGCAACGACGAACACGTCACGGTGGCAGGCCTGTACGACAGCCCGACGCCGCCCTGGGAAGCCGCGGCCAGCCTCGCCGCCGTTGCCGCCGTCTCCGCCCGCGCCCACCCCGCGCGGCAGCTGACCACGCTGGCGCTGCCCGGCGTCAAGGGGCCGCCGCCGGCCAGCCGGTTCAGCATCAGTACGCGGGAAAGCTTGCTGGAAAAAGGCGTCGCCACCACGGTGACGGACGCGGATGGCACGGTTCGCATCGACCGCGCCATCACCACCTATCAGACCAATGCCTCGGGCAACGTGGACCGCTCCTACCTGGACAGCGAGTCCATGCACCTGCTGGCCGCCATCGTGCGGCGGCTGCGCAACAGCACGTCGCAGCGCTTCGCCCGCAGCATGCTGGCCAATGACGGCACGGCTGTGGGTGCTGGGCAGCCGGTCATCACGCCGCAGCTCTACAAGGGCTACATGGTGGCCGAATACGCCGCCATGGAACTGGACGCCTGGGTGCAAGCCGGCTCCAGCCAGTCCTTCGCCGACGCCACGGTGGTGCAGCGCGATGCCAACGACCCGAACCGGCTGAACGTGCTGTTCGCGCCCACCCTCATGTCCAACCTGCGGGTGCTGGCGCTGCTCACGCAGTTCCGCCTCCAGTAAGCAAGGAAGCCTGAACCATGGCCGCACCGCAACGCGTCGCCGGGACGCTGTTCCTCTCGGTGGATGGGGTCAACCGCGCGCCGCGCGGCTCCCTCGAAATCCAGCCGATGAGCGTGAAGCGCACCAGCATCACCAACCTGGATGGCAGTGTTTCCTTCAAGGAGGAACCCATCGCGCCCTATATCAAGGCTGAGCTGGAAGTGAACTTCAACCCGCGCACCCTGCAGAACATGCAGGGCGCCACGGTGGTGGCGCAGACCGCCGCGGGGCAGACCTACATCCTCAGCGGCGCCTTCCTGGAAGGCGACGTGACTTATGACCCGGTGGAGGGCAAGGCGTCCTTCCAGTTCACCGGCAACGCCATGACGGTGGCCTGACGCCATGCCGAAAACCGTCAGGCTGCAAACCCCGGTGGTGTTCGGCGCCACTACCATCGCCGAACTGACCCTGCGCGACCCCACCGGCAAGGATCTGCGCACGCTGGGCATGCCGGTGGCCCTTGGTGCCATCGACACCCAGGCCATGGGCGCCTGGATCGCCCAGCTTTCCGGCCAGACCGAACCGATGGTGGACATGCTGGGCCTGACGGACTGGATGGCGGCGGCCACCGCCGTATCCGGTTTTTTCGCGCAAGCGGCGGCGGTCACGACCTCCTAGACCGCTATTACGAGGCCGCCTGGGCCTGGCGCGGCTGCGCCGAATGGGTGTTCGACCACAGTTTTGCCGAACTCCCAGCCCTCTGGGCGCAAACGCAGCGCCTGGTGAAGCTTTCGACACCCACAATCTGACCCGGAGGCGATGATGGACGACAATTTTCGCGCCATTTTCAGCCTGGTGGATCAGGTCAGCGCGCCCATTTTGGTCATGGCGGGGCGGGTTGAAGCGGCGAACAAGTCGATCGAGGCCAGCGCGGCGCGCATGTTCGCCGCCTTCGCGCCGCTGCAAAATATCCAGGGCGCTTTCGGCGCGCTGCACACTCAAATGAGCCGCCTGGGCACGAATGTGGGGTTCGACCGCATTTCGCGCGCCGCCGGCACGCTGGGGGGGCGCCTTGGCAGCCTGACACAGCAGATCGCCGGAATGCTTGGCCCGGTCGCCGCCCTTGGCGGCCTGGCCAGCCTCGGCGGCCTGGCGGCGGCCATGCACAACGCGGTGGAAACCGGCAGCGCGCTGAACGACCTGTGGACCAAGCTGGGTGCCGCGACCGCGTCCCAGCGCGGCGTGCTGGCCGATATGCGCTACAGCGCCAGCCAAACCGGCGCCGATTCCGAACTGGTCACAACCGGCATCACCAAGTTGAACAGGGCCCTGGCCGAAGCTGCCGGCGGCGCCAACCAGGACGTGGCGAACTTGTTCCGGCGGCTGGGAATTTCCATGCGGGATTCCAATGGCCAGGTGCGCAATGGCATCGACCTGATGCCGCAGTTGGCGGCAGCCATGCAGCGCAACGAGAATGCCGCGGTGCGAACCCGCATCGCCATGGCACTGTTCGGCCGCACCGGCGCCGAGTTGATCCCGGCGCTGTTGGAGTTCGAGGAAAACGCCACGCGCCGCCGGACCTTCGGTTCCACCTTCACGCCCGAGCAGGTTTCCGCGCTGGATGCCTTTGGCGACGCCTGGGCTGACCTGAAGATGGCGGTCAACAGCGTGTCCAATGCCATCGGCGCGCAGTTGGCGCCGGTGCTGACGCCGCTGATCGAAGACCTGGCGCACTGGATCGCTGCTAACCGCGCGTTGGTGGTCACCGAGGTGAAAACCTTCATCAAGGGCATCGCCGACAGCCTGAAAGTCATCGACTGGACCGCCGCCTGGCAGGGGGTGCGGGACTTCGGCCGCGCGGTGAACGACGTGGTGCAGTATTTCGGCGGCTGGCAGGTGGCCGTGGGCGCCATGGCGGCCGTCATGGCCGGGCCGCTGCTCCTGGCCATCGTCGGCATCGGCACCGCGCTGGGTGCCCTCGGCGTTGCGGTCCTTTCCACGCCCATCGGCTTGTTCGCCACGACCCTCGCCGCCGCCGGCTACGCCATCTATGCCAACTGGGACAAGATCACCGGCGCCTTCGACGCCGCCACGGAAGCGGTCTCGTCCTTTTTCGCACGTTTCATGGAGCGCGCCCGCCCTACGCTCGATGTCATCGGCAGCATCGCCAGCGCCCTCGGCGCTGGGCTGCTGGCCCCCATCCGCTCGGCTTGGGATGGCATCGCCAGCCTGATCGAAGGCGCCGCCGCACGCATCATGCGCGTGCTGCAACCGGTTCTGAACGTCATCGGCAGCATCACCGGCGGCGGGCGCACCACGGCCGCGCCCGAATCCACCCGCCCGGCCGGCACGCGCCGCCGCGGTACCATCAACGGCGCCCAGGCCATCGAAGACCTGCCGGAACCCGCCAACGACGCCGGCGCCCGCGCCGAAACCCTGCGCCAGGCTGGCACCCAGGGCGTGGTGCGGGTGCAGGTGGACTTCGCCAACATGCCGCCCGGCGCCACGGCCACCGCCGATGCCACCGGCGCCGCCGTCGCCCCGCCGCAGCTCGCGGTCGGCTACGCCATGGGCGGCGCCCGCTGATGGCCCTGTTCGACCTGTTCAGCCTGCCGACCTGGCGCGACTACCTGCGCCCCGCCAGCTTCCGCGGTGTGCCCTTCCATGTCCGCGACCACCGCTTCACCGGCGGCCGGGCCGTGGGCGTGCACGTCTTCCCGCTGCGCGAGGAAATCGCCACGGAGGACCTTGGCGTCACGCCGAAGAAGTACGAGGTGACGGCCTACGTCATCGGCGACGATTACATGGTTGCCCGCAACGCGCTGGTGGACGCCTGCATCAACCAGCCCGGCGCCGGCCTGCTGGTGCACCCGTTCCTGAACCAGGTGCTGGTGCGCTGCGAGAACTGCTCCTTCACCGAAAGCCTGGCGGAAGGTGGCGTGGCGGCCTTCACCCTGGGCTTCATCGAGGCCGGCGGGCAAAAGGCCTTCCTGCCGGAGCAGGACACCCAGGCCGCCTCCATCGCCGCGCTGCGCCAGGTGCTGCAACTGGCCCGCGCCGCCTTCGGCCTGGCCATGGGCATCCGCAACTGGTCGGCCTTCATCCGCTCGGCGTTCAAGTCGGCGGTCTCCAGCCTCGCCAGCGACCTGGCGGGCGGGTTGCTCGGCCTGCCGGGGCTGGACCCGGTCGGCATCGCCGAGAGCATTGCCGGGTTGGGCAGCGCTGACGTCAACAACCCCGAGGCGCTGTCCGCCGCCGTGGTCGCGCCGTTCCAGGCCGTGACCGATGCCGCCGCCGCGCTGCCCCTGCCGGCCGCCAGCGCCAGCGCCGCCGAGGCGGGCGCCGGCAGCAGCGCCGTCACCTCTCGCGGGGAGGAAAGCGCGCGGCAGGGCTGGGTCGGCACGGAACTGCTGCGCTGGGCCGGCTACGCCGTGCCGCCGGTGGCCAGCGCCGGCGCCGCCAGCCTGGGCACGGTGAACAGCAACAACGCCGCCCTGGCCGCCCTGGTGGCCGATGCCGCCGTGGCCAGCGCCGCCCAGGCCTTCCTGCAGGCCCGCTTCGCCGATGCCGGCCAGGCCGAGGCCGCCTTCACCGCGCTGTCCGCTGCCATGGCGCAGCGCGGCGCGGCGGCGGCCGACCGTTTCCGCGATGACCTCTGGTCCGCCTGGCAGGTGGCCGAAGCGCTGGTGCAGCGGGACTTCAGCCAGCGCCTGCGGCAACTGCCCAGCTTGGGCAGCTACGCCCTGCCGCAGCCCATGCCCAGCCTGGTGCTGGCCCAGCGGCTGTATCAGGCACCCGCCCGGGCTGATGAACTGGTGGCGCTGAACGCCGCGCCGCACCCGATGTTCCTACCCGCCGCCGGCAAGGCCCTGAACGCATGACCGAAGACGGCATCACCCTGCTGGTGAATGGCTGGAAGTACCAGGGCTGGACCGGCTTCAAGGCCGAACGCGCCCTGACCCAGGCCGCCTCCAGCTTTCACCTGGCCACCGCCCTGCCGGGTGAAGCCGACGCCAAGCGCATCTGGCCGGTGGAACCCTTCGACGCCGTGCAGATATTCCTGGGCGACGACCTGCTGCTGACCGGCCATGTGGACGTGGTGGCGCCCAGCTACGACCACGGCAGCCACACCATCCAGGTCTCCGGCCGCAGCCGCACGGCGGACCTGGTGGATTGCCAGAGCGAAGTGCCCGGCGGCGAGTTCCGCCGCAGCACGCTGGACGCCATCGCCCGCGCCGTCTGCGCCCCCTTTGGTATCGGCGTGGTCACGCAGGCCGGCATGGGCGACCCATTCCCGATCGCGGCGCTGGAGCGCACCGAAACCGTCTGGCAGTTCCTCGAAAAACTGGCGCGCCAGCGCGGTCTGCTGCTGAGCGACGACGGCGCCGGCAACCTGCTGCTGGCCACCGTGGCTGAAACCCGGGCCAGCGGCGCGCTGGTGCAGGGCCTGAACCTGGAAGCCGCCAGCGCCACGCTGGATGTCTCCAAGCGCTTCAGCAAGTACGTGCTGCGCAGCCAAACCCCCATCGCCGCGGCCAGCGACAGCCTGGAGGACGTGCAGGGCGAAGGCCCGGCGCTGCCGGCCGGCGGCGGCGTCGGCATCGGTGTGCACGGGGAGGCGGTTGACCTCGGCGTGCCGCGCTACCGCCCGCACATCGCCAACGCCGAACATGCGCTGGACCAGGCCGGCGCGCGGGAACGTGCCCTCTGGCAGGCCAGCTACGCCATCGGCCGTGCCGCCAGCATGAAGTGCACCGTGGCCGGCTGGCGCGATGATGCCGGCGCGCTGTGGCAGGCCAACCGGCTGGTCGCGGTCAAGGCGCCCTGGCTGCGGCTTGAGCAGGATTTGCTGATCGTCGGTTGCGCCTGGAACCTGGACAGCAAGCGCGGCCGCACCACGGACCTGACGCTGGGCCCGGTGGCCGGCTACACGCCGGACCCCGGCCAGGTGAAGCGCCGCACCGCCGCCGCTGGAACCCCGGGCGCCAACACCTGGGGCGACGTGAGGGCGGCCCAATGAGCGGCCCGATTCGCGCCAAGGTCACCGCCGTGCAGCAGGTCGGCGGGCGCGTGCTGGTGGATGTCGCCGCTGGCTACCTGGACCAACGCAGCCGCGTCGAACTGATGCTGCCGGCGGGCATGACCATTCTGCCGCAACCCGGCGCCGACGTGCTGCTGATGCCCTCGGGCTACCATGACCACATGGTCGCCCTGCTGCCGGACGACGCTTCTCTCCGCATCGCCGGCCTCGCCGCCGGGGAGATGGGCTGGCAGGACTATGCCGGCAACCAGATCCTGTTCCAGGCCACCGGGCTGACGCTGACCGCGCCGCAGGGCCTGGTCATCAACGCCGCCGGGCCGGTCACGGTCAATGCCGCCGGCCATGTCGTCACCGTCATTGGCAGCCCGGTCAAGATCGGCACCGGCGCCCACGCGGTGCAGCTGGCCACGGGCGTCCCCAGCACCAACCTGTTCGCGGACTGACCCCATGGACCTCGCGCTGGCTTTCGACAACGCGCAGATGCGCGGCGACCTCGCTTGGGCGGATGCCGACCTGGCCACCGATGCCGGGCTGCGCTCCGCCGTCATCATCAGCCTGTTCACCGACGCGCCGGCCGAGGCCGCCGAACCCCTGCCGGACCCGACCGACACCGACCGCCGCGGCTGGTGGGGCAACGCCTTTGCGCTGGAAGGTGAAACCGCCGGGCCGCTCGGCAGCAAGTTGTGGCTGCGGGTGCGCGCCTTCGCCACGGAAGCCACGCGCCGGCAGATCGAGGCCGATTGCGCTGATGCCCTGGTCTGGATGGTGCGGCAGGGCGTCGTCGCGGCGGTGGATGTCGGTTCCACCTGGCTCGCGCCCGGGCAGTTGCTGGTCACCATCGCGCTGCGCCGCACTGCCGGCCAGGCGGCGGCGGAACGCATCTTTGACTTCGCCTGGCGCGCCGAAGGAGTTCTGTAATGCCATTTGCCCGCCCCACGTTGGGCGCCCTGGTGCAGCAGACCTGGGCAGCCATGCTGGCGCAGCGCGCCGACCTGCGCACCGCCCTGCAAGCCGCCGTGGTCCGCGTGCTGGCCCGGGTGTTCGCCGGCTGCCTGCACCAGCTGTACGGCTTCCTGGACTGGATCGCCCGCCAGGTCATGCCGGGCGCGCAAGATGAGGAATACCTGGCCCGCTGGTGCCGCATGTTCGGCATTGCCCGCGTCGGCGCCGTGGCCGCCGCCGGCAACTTGACCATTTTCGGCACCAATGGCGCCATCCTGGCCAGCGGCAGCAGTTTCACCCGGGCTGATGGCGCGCGCTTTGCCACCACCGCCGGCGCCACCATCGCAAGCGGCACCGCAACCGTGGCTGTGCTGGCCACCACGCCTGGCAGTGCTGGCAATACCGATGCTGGCACCACGCTGTCCCTGGTGGTCGCGGCAACGGGCATTCAGGGCACCGCCACGGTGGCCAGCGGCGGCCTGACTGGCGGCACGGACCAGCAGTCCTTGGCAGACTGGCAGGCCGCGCTGGAAGCCCGTTTGCAAACTCCGCCGCAGGGCGGTGCGCCGGCCGACTACGTCGCTTGGGCCAAGCTGGTGCCCGGCGTTACCCGTGCCTGGGTCTATCCGCGCAACCGCGGTGTTGGCACGGTTGACCTTTGTTTCGTCATGGATGGCCGCAGCAACATCATCCCGCTTTCGGCTGATGTCGCGGCGGTGCAAGCCGTGATCGACGCCCGCCGGCCGGTGACGGCGGATTGCGTCGTCTTCGCGCCCACCGGCGTCCCCCGCACCGGCACCGTGACCGGCTTGTTGCCAAACACGCTGGCGGTGAAGACCGCGGCGCAGGCCGAGTGGAACGCGCAGATATTGCGCGACGGCGTGCCGGCCGGTGCCACGCTGTTGGGCACCGGCGGCACCATCATTGGCACCAGCGCGGGAACGCTGCGCTACAGCCGGCTGGACGACGCCATCAGCCGCGCGACGGATGAGGAAAGCCACACCCTGACGACCCCGGCGGCGGACATTTCGCCAAGCGCCGGGCAAATCTACACCCCCGGCACGCTGACCTTCGTATGAGCCGCGCTCCCGACCTCCGCGCGCCGGATTACCTGGACGGCCTGCAGCGCCTGTTGCCGCGCGGCCGGGCCTGGCCGCGCGGCCAGGATGCGGCGCTGACCGCGTTGCTGGCCGGCATCGCAGATCCCTTGGCCCAGCTGCACGCGCGCGTGCTGGCGCTGCTGGAGACCGAAGCCGACCCTGCCCAGGCCATCGAACTGCTGCCCGAATGGGAAGCCGCCTTCGGCCTGCCGGACCCCTGCGTGCCCGCGGGCAGCGAACTGACGCTGCGGCGCGCGGCGCTGCTGGCCAAGATCACCGCGCAGGGCGGCCAGGCGCGTGACTACATGGTCGCGCTTGCGGCGCAACTGGGTTTCACCATCACCATCACCGAACTGCGGCCCTATCAGGTCGGCTCACCGATCGGCACGCCGCTCTACGACTCCAGTTGGCGCTACGTCTGGCAGGTCAATGCCCCGGGCGTGACGCTGCGGCTGTGGGCCATCGGCTCCAGCGCCGTCGGCGACCCGCTGCGCAGTTGGGACAGCACCGTCCTTGAATGCGTGCTGAACCGTGTTGCTCCCGCCGAAACCCGCCTGCTTTTTCAATATGGGAGCTAACCCACATGTATAAATTCGACGGCCCCAACAGCGTCGCCTCGCGCCCTGCCTATGGCGCGCCAGGCACGGAGAACTGGTTCGGCAAGGGCGATCCCTCGGCCTCGCCCCCGGTGCCGGCCAGCAACCCGGACCAGGACTTCTTCAACATGATATTGGCGGAGAATCTGAACCTTGTTGCCCTGGCCGGCCTGGCGCGCAGCAAGACCGACGACGCGCAGATTGCCCAGGCCGTGGCGTTGCTGGCCGGCGCCAAGGCGAATACCGCCATCACCGCCACGGCCACGCTGACGCTGGCGCAGCAGGGCCGCGTCTTCGTCAACGCCGCCGGCGGGAACGTCACCCTCACGCTGCCCGCCGCCAGCGCGCTGGGCAGCGTCAGCAGCCCCTCGGGCGCCAGCACGCTGCCGAAGGTGGCGCTGAGCTACCGCATCTGCCGCACCGACACCTCCGGCAATACCGTCAGCATCGCCGCGGCGGGCAGCGACACGGTGGACGGCGGCAGCAGCATCGCGGTGCTGCCTGGCGACGACTTCGACGTGATCTCGGACGGTGTCTCGGTCTGGCGCAGCCGCGGCACGGTGTCCCGCCGGCCCACGCTGAACATGACCGCCGGGCATTACCTGCTGCCCTTCGGCCTGCAACTGGCCTGGGGAACCTGGTCCGGCACCACGGGCGCGCTCAGCAGCGGCCAGGCCGAGGGCGGTGTCAGCCTGAGCTTCAGCCGCAGCTTCGCCAGCGCCCCGCTGGTGTTCCCCTCGGTCAACGACGTCTTTGGCGTGGCTGGCGAGGCGGTGTGGAACAACGGCAGCACCGCCGGCGGCGTCGCGCTCCAGTTTCGCTGCCTCCTCGCCACGCAGGCGATGACGGGTGCCTATTTTGCGGTCGGCCCGGCCTAAGCCCGCATGACCGATCTGCGCCTCGCCCTCACCTTCGGCGACAGCTACGCCCCCTATCCGCCGTCGCTGGTCATCGGCGCCACGCTGGCGGTGCGGATGGACGCGCTGGACGCCGCAGGGCGCAGCTATGCCGCCGCGGGCGCGCGCATCATCGTCCGCCGCCCCGATGGCATCGGGCTGGTCTTCACCGGCGGCACCCTTACAACGCTCGGCGCCGGCGCTTGGTCGGCGGCGGTAGGCTTCGACCAGGCCGGCACCTGGTACATCCGGGCCGAGACGGATTCGCCCCAGGCCGAAGCCACCGAAATCGCCGTGCCGGTGCGGGCCTCCCTCGCAGTGCAGGCCGGCGCCGCCTCGCCCATCCTGACCACGCAGGACCTGAGCCCGGTTGTCACGCAAGACGGCAAGCTGGTGACGGTGCAACGCATTCCGTCGCTCCCCGCCGCTGCCACGCTGGACGGCACCGAAACGGTGTTGGCGGTGCAGGCAGGTGCGGCCAAGCAGCTGCCCGTTGCTTCCCTGACCGGCCTTGCTGGCACTGCCGGCGCCACTGCCGGCGCCCCTGCCGGTGCCGTGGCCGGCGCGACAGCTGGCGCCAGTTCGGGCGCGACGGCCGGCACCGCCGCCGTTGCCGCCGCCCTCGCCCCCGCCCAGTACCTGCTGCGCGACCCCGCGGCCACGGATGACGACGCGCACGGACAGCGCGCCCTGTCGGTCATCCTCAACCAGCCCACCGGCGGGATATGGGATTGCCTGGACCCCGCGACCGGCGCGGCTATCTGGGTGCAGCGCAGCCCCAAGGTGGCGCTGGCGCGGCAGGCCGGGAAATCCTTCTGGTACATCGCCAAGGGCCGACAGATCACCACCGTGGCGCCCTCGGCTGGCAAGCTCTACCTGCGCAAGTACAGCATCACCGAACGCGGCCAACTCATGAGCATCGCGGTAAAAACCGCGGTCTCGCTCAACACCGCGCCGAACACCGGCATGAAGGCTTGCGTGTTCCGCGACGTGGCCGGCCGGCCACGCGACCTGCTGAGCCAGGACACGGTTGGTGCCAGCCTCGGGACCACGCTGGCGGTCTGGTATTCGCCGCAGCTGCTGGCGGTGGTGCCGGGGCCGATCTGGATCGGCATGGAGTTCACCACGCAGTTCGATGCCGGCCAGTCCGCGAACTCGCTGCCTGCCATGAAGGGCGCGGACGGCGCCGATGGCGAAGCGGAAAGCGAGATCGGCGTCGCCGACATCAACAACAACCTGGCGCTGCAAGGCTTCCAGGTGACGAAGACCTGGTCGGCCAGCCTGCCGACCTTCAGCAGCAGCACCGATTGGACCGCGCTGGAGCTGCGCGGCAACGGCATGCCGCTGCCCCATGTCCAGTTTGCATAAAGGGAAGCCTCATGGCCTGGCAATTCAGCACTTCCGCCCGCAACGGCATGATGGACGCCGTCGAGACCGCGACCGGCACCACCGCGAAACTCCAACTGTGGACCGGGTCCATTCCGGCCAACTGCGGCACCGCCAGCAGCGGCACCAAGCTGGCGGAAATCACCATGGCCAGCGACTGGTGGGCCAATGCCAGCGCTGGCGCGAAAACGCTGAACAGCCTGCCGCTGAGCACCACCGCGCTGGCGGCCGGCACCATCGGCTATCTGCGCATCGTGGATAACGCCGGCACCACGTGCCACCTGCAAGGCGCGCTCACCACCGACTTCACCGTGGACAATTCCACCGTCGTGGTCGGCCAAACCATCAACGTCACCGGCTTCACGCTGACCGCCCCGGGCGCCTGATACCCGCATGCCCAATGTCGTCGTCCAGATACTGACCGGCGCCGGCAACTGGGTTGCGCCGGCTGGCATCCTCAACGGGTCGGTGCTGGTCGAGGGCTGGGGGCCGGGCGGCGGCGGCGCCAGGGCAGGGCGCGCGGGCGGTGGTGCTGGCGGCGCCTATGCGGCCAAGACCGTCACCGTGGTAGCCGGCACCTCCTACCCCTATTCGGTGGGCACCGGCGGCGCGGCGCGCACCAACAACGGCCTGGGCAACCCCGGCTCGGCCGATACCACCTGGGGCAGCCCGGTGGTCATGCGGGCCGCGCTGGGCAATGGCGGCAGCCAGACGGCCGGCTCCCCGGCCCTGGGCGGCCTGGCCAGCGCCAGCCTGGGCGACACGGTCTTCAGCGGCGGCAATGCCGGCGACATCGCCGGCACTGGCGGCAGCGGCGGCGGCGGCGCGGCAACCCCGGCCGGCGCCGGCAGCAACGGCGCCACGGCCAGCAGCATCGCTTCGGCTGGCGGTGCCAGCGGCGCCACGGCGGGGGGTGCGGCCAATACTGCCGGCGGCAGCAACGCCGCGGGCGGCTCGGGCGGCGGCGGCAGCATCACCAGCACGGCGGCCGGCAATGGCGGTGCACCTGGTGGCGGCGGCGGCGGCAACGGCAACAGCCTGGGCACCACCGGCGCGGGCGCCGATGGGCAAATCCGCCTCACCTACACGCTGCAAAGCAATCTCGGCGTCTCGGCCACGCTGGGCGCCGTCACGGGTGCGCCCAGCCTGACCGCGCCGGCCGCGCTCGCGGTCTCCGCCACGCTGGGGCCGGTGACGGGCGCGCCCGCGCTGGGCGCGGTGGCCACGCTGGGTGTGGCGGCCACGTTGGGGCCGGTGACCGGCAACGTGACGTTGACAGCCCCGGTCGGGGTCAGCCGCAACCTGGCGGTCTCTGCCACGCTGGGGCCAGTTACTGGCGCGCCCAGCCTGACCGCGCCAGCGTCGGTGGGCGTGGCGGCCACGCTGGGGCCGGTGCTGGGCTACGTGCCCCTCATCACCCGCGCACCCGCGGTCAGCGTGCCGCCCTACGCCTCTCCCAGCCCCTACCAGCCGGACTGGGCCAACCCCAACCGGGCCATCTGGGGCTATCTGCTGGACGGCCAGAGCAACGCCGCCGGCAACTCCGAATCGAATGAAGAATGCTGGCCCGCGGCCGAGGTGGCGCAGTCGCCCGACCGCGTCTTGATGCTGTACTGCCCCTTCGCGCCCGGCACCGGGTTCCGCAGCAGCTTCGACCCGCGCAGCGGCAACGCCATTGGCCCCCTGCGGGACTGCCGCTTCGGCAACCACGCCACCAGCGCGTATGGCGGCACCACGGGCGGCCCGCTGGGCCAGCACCTGACCACCTGGCCCTATCTGCTGGACGCGGCCGACGTGGCCAGCGGCGCGGCCCTGCATCGGCGCATGTTCACCGCGTTGGGCGAGGGCGGGCGCACCCTGGCCGAACTGAGCAAGGGCGGCAGCAGCACGTTCCCCCAGACGGGCGTGACCACCAGTATCTATGCCCGCGCGCTGGCGGTGGTGCAGCGGCTGCACGATGCCTGCCGCGCGCTGCTGGGGCAGGACTACCTGATCCAGGGCTATGGCTGGCGCCAGGGCGAGGCCGAGTACAACGCCGGCACCACCCAGGCGCAATGCCTGACGCTGACCTCCGCGTTGTTTGCCAACAAGCGCGCGGATTTCGGCGCCATCACCGGGCAGGCGACCTTCCCCATTTTCGTCGAACAGATCGCGGGCGACGTGAAGGGCGGCGGCAACCCCGCGGCTCTGGCGCACCTGCAACTGCATGACCCCGCGAATGGCATCTACGTGATCGGGCCGAGCTACGGCGAGCCGTTCAACGTCAGCGATGGCGGCACCGGCACCGCGCACCGCACGTGCTTTGGGCAGCTTGTCTGCGGCCAGCGATTCGCGCTGGCGCAGCTGGAGGTTGCCGCCGGGCGCGAGCCGAAATGGCTGCGGGTGGGCAGCGTGGTGCGCTACAGCGCGACCCAGGTGGATTTCATCGTCACCGGCGCCACGGGTAGCCTGGTCAGCGACACCTCGCACTTCCCGGCGCCGGACAGCAACCTTGGTTGGACCGCGCA